ATGGATTTTAATTCTAATACAACATCTTCTAATACTGTTGAATATTGTCGAGTTGTTAAAGAAGGTTACGATTGTTGGTTATTGAGACCAGGTCATCCTAACCCTTGTTGTCAAATATCAGTACGTGTTGATCATTGTCATAATAGGTCAGTCAACATACGCGTTGTACGAGACGGAGAAGTATCGTCCGGGTGCGCCTGTCATTGTTACTTTTGTGGCGATTGTTTTGGTAACGACGTTGTTTTGCATCGTCTTATTACCACCTTACGCAAAGTCCATTATGACTTCCACGTCGGAGCCACTGGGCTCCAGCTCGACGAGCGAGAGTGGGGGGGCGACTGTAGCCCCGAGGTTGCGAGTCCGGAGCCGCCGACATGGGGCTACGGTACGTCCTGCAACAGCTATTGTGCCGACGGGCACAGGTGTGGGCGCCAAGGGTGCGCCAAATGCCGGAGCCGAGAAGATGTTAGCGGAGATGACGCGACGTTTTGCTAAGCGTGTTATCGATGTCTATGTTGAGGGTGCCATTAAATTGGCTGATGAGTTGGGCATCGATTCTTTTTGCGTAGTCGCGCCTGGTCGGGATTTGAATAATGCTACCGACTATGTTGCTTCGCGTACCAAATGGAGGTACAAAAAATTGGTGGATGGCACCACGTACATAGCATCGGTTGCTATGCAGGAACTTGTCGTGTCTGAGGGCATGTATTGGAGTTTGCCTTGGGTTCAGTCAGTGTTAAACCCAAGGCTAAAGGCGTCTATTGTTAATGGACGTATAGTGGCCGATATTAAGCGTAGGTCACTGCTGGATTCTGGTGATATTGAATCTAATCCTGGGCCTGGATTGTTTCCGTGGCCGTTGGAGATGTCGGATTTTAGTGATGAACAAATCTTGCGACATGTTGAACATTTCGCTAGCATTGTTAATGACGTCCTGTTTCAGTTTTATGCCGGTATTGCTATGTCCTTTGAGTTTACGTTTGGTGGGTATTTGGATGATTGGGCTATTGATTGTGATATTGATCGTATACAGAATGAATGGATTGTATACGGGTATCGTCATCCTTGGTTGGCTGTGTTATTGGGTTTTTTTAGACCTTTTGTGCCATCCTATGGTAGTGCGCGTAATAGCTTTTTATGTCATATGATGTTAAAATGGCGTCCTGTTCCCCATCACAGTTATGTTTCTGTAAATGATGCTATGAATGCTTTTGGTCAATATCTCACTCAGTTGACCATAGCTTTTGCTGTTGTGAGTGGGTTGATTGTGTCCTGTCTCGTTGTAAGTTTCATGCTTTGGAGGTCTAAGTTTCATCGGCGGTTTAAGGTATTTAATAATCAGGAACCTTTCCGTATTAATGAGATCAAAGACCAATTTGTTGACTATTTGGGTGGTTTGAAAGAACCTGTTCATGTTTTTGGTCAACATAATATTTTAGCATGGGAACGGCGTGCCGCTGAATCGTTTTGCATTGATTTGTTGCTTGACAAATTTCCCTGTTTTAGGGATGTTGGTGGAAGCAGAGTACGGTGGCCTGAGTTGGGCCTTTGCAAACACGTGTGCGGGCCTATCATGAACAACGATGATTTGTTAAGATCTGCTAAAGATCCTAGGATATTCCCCAATTGCAACAAACCCGGTGAGTGTTGTCCAGAACGCCGTCATATACCAGCTGCCATATTATCTCATGTTGACTACCATATGAGCATTCGTCAACTATCTTCTGTTATTTGTGGACCTACTTTTATAATTAATCATGATTTTAATTTGTTTAGGCATGGCGTTGGTACTTATCAAGAGAATGGCGTGACTCATTATGAGGCTAAGATCGCTAATAAGAATGGGTTGATTGATATGACACCAAGCGGTGGAACTCCTTATTTACAACATGGATATCATCATTGGAAATCTGAAGGTTCGGTTGTTTCGGATCATGGTGCTTTTGTTTATACAAGAGTTGGGTTTCTGGGATCTACCGCTATTTATTATTGCCATCCATCGGCCGGAGTGTATAATATGGATGATGTTAATAATCTTGTCACTAGTTCTACTGATAGTTACCCAAATATTGATGGGCATCGCGTGACCCGTGTTAATGGCACAATTCCTGCCATTATGGGTCAGCCTGATTACACGCATTATCGTTTTGATAATCCTGATGGGTCTTGTTTGAATATTTCTGCCGCTGTTATTGACGAGTGTGCTATGGCCATGAGTAGTTGCCAGCGTGATAGTAAGTATGCCGATACGTTGAGGTCATTATTGACTGGTAAGATGAAAGCATCCAAAATTGATATGAGTGCTTTGAAGCTTTGTTCCGTGTTGGTGTCTTTTTTGTCAGACAGATTTGCAGTTGAAGTTGTCCCATATGCATCTGTAATCAGTGGAAATCCCACGTCTTTTAGTTATTTCGACATTGCCATTAATAAATTGCGATCGTTTGTGTGGAATAAGATTGCTGATTATCAATGGAGTCGTCGAGTGTGTGGTGATTTTGCTGCTAAATATGCCCCTTGGAGCTTTCCTTCTATCAAAGTTCCAATTTATGAGGTTTATTCTCAGGTTATGTCTTGTAAGTTTGGTAATGGTCGTAAAACTTTGTTTAATCAATCGAAATTTCGATTTGCGACCCCGACAATTAATGCCAGCGTTAATCAACAATTTGTCGCGGGTCCCAGCCAAAACCCTCAACAATGTGCTGGCTGCCTTGGAAACACGAGTGCTCAATTTGGTACCCAAACCCCATCCGTTGTTAATCCCGTTAACTCATCGGCGTCAACACCCAGTAGTGTTAATGCCCAATTTGCCATCACAACTCCCCCACCCGTTGTCACGACCATTGTCGGGGGTCAAGTTGGTGTTGCCCCCAATTCAAAAGCCTGTGTGGGGGTCCCGAATGGTGGATCTACGGGATCAAATGGGCAACAATCTGGCAGCAATGGTGTTGCCACAACCACTACCACCACTGCCGTTAGCACAAATATCAAACAGCCCGTTTTCGAACATCCCTTGTCACTTTATGATGTCAATAATGGATGTGTTACATTCGATGTCGTTGGACGAAAGAAAGAGTCTTTCAAGCTCGATTATTCTGGAAAGTCTGGTCAAATATATGCGGATTTTCACAAGGCAGGAGAACTTGAACCTGCTTTGCGAGAGATTGAGCGGATGTGTGAAACGTCATTCCGTGGAACTGTCAGACCCGAAGACCTATATGACTGGGTGTTGTGTTACTTGGCTAACCCTGCCGGTAAATTTAGCGATAAATCCTCTGTCCCTAAAGGCTCTTGTGTATTTCCTCGAGCTAAAGGAGAAATTGTCGATGGAGGCATCTTTACAACCGTTGACATTCTTGGAGTGGGTTTCTCGGTATACATTGATCCGGCAAAAGCAGTTAGTGGCGTCAAAAGAAACTCTCGTAAGGTCGCCCCTAAACCAAAAGGACGCAGTAGTTAAAAATTTTTTAAAAATTGAAACTTCAATAACCAGTGGGGATCCTCGGAATATATCCCCTCGTTCGGACCGGTTTTTATCGTCTATAGGTCCGTATGTGTCAGCTATTGAAAAACTTATGTGCCATCATCCCAGGTTGGTTAAAGGCCGTGATATCGTTGAGCGTGATTTACATATGTCTGCTCTTTTATCGTGTTCACATTTTATTGAAACTGATTATTCACGTTTCGATATGTCTTATTCGTATGAGATGATTCATTCTTTTGAGATGATGGCATTGTTGTTCTTCTTTGATGATTTTGATGAAGGGTACGCTGATGCATTGCGTATGTTGTTTGAAACATCAGGGAAGAGCGACATTGGTTTAGACTATAGTGTTTTTGGCACGCGTTGTTCTGGTGATGCGCATACGTCTATTGGCAATGGTTTGGTTAATGATTTTATGACTTGGTTGTGTGTCCCTCATGATTGTGTACATTTTCATGAGGGTGATGATGGGGTTATTGGACTTCGAGGGGAAGTTGAATATCAACAAGTCATGTATAATTTGAATGTGATTAGTTGTCTGGGGTTTCAGTTAAAAATGGACACTTATCACAGTATACATGAGACGACGTTTTGTGGTCGGTTTTTTTATGAGGATCGGGGTCAGTTGCATTCTTATTGCGACATTGAACGCGCATTGTCTAAGTTTCACACTGTTTGTTCAGATGGTGATTCTCGTGCGTTATTGTTAGCTAAGGCGATGAGTATAAATTATACTGATGGTGGCACGCCTATTATTGGTTGTGTCAGTGATGTTATTATTAGATTGCTCTTGCCTATTGTTATGCCCCGTTCTTTAAAACGTGCTAAATACCGTTTGCAGCACGAAGGTCGCTATAAAGTTTTGCGTTATAGTAGTGATCATTATTCTGACCCCACCCCAGCTGGTCGTGCAGCTTGTTGGAATCGAACCGGTTTCACTCCTAGTGTGCAAATTGCTTTTGAAAATTATTATCGCAGTTTTTTGAAATTGGGCTATATACCCAATGTTATACAACGTCTACCTGG